AAAGCCGATACCCTCCAATATTGGCTTTCCCTCTCCGCGATGATCCAAAAGAAAAGCCCGATTAGTCTGGATCATCTCAGGCACGAATTCCTTGGCAGGCGCTCGACGACGTGCTAGGAACCTGAAATGACCCATACTAAACGGGCCTGTATCGAGCTACTGCACAAGTTTCGTGACTGTGCAGGTGCATCATAGAACCACGGAAACAGACTTGTCAAGCCTTCCATCAAGGCCCCACGATTATGCGCCTTTACCGGGCCTACGCAAATATCGTGCTGCCAAGGCTTGCGCGCGCTGCCGTGATACGCCAAGAATCCGCCCGATCTCTGCCCACGTCTGCCCAGCTCGCCGTAACCTGATTACCACCTCGGCCCGCGGTTTCGCTTCAGCACGCAGCCGTTGATTGAACTCGTCATTTCGCCGATCCATGCTATCTTTTACGCCTCGCTATATTTATTTGCAATAGGGGGTTGACAAGTATTTTTGATAGGCGCATTATCCGTCCTGTACCACCTACCCACCGATAGGAGGAAACACCATGAACCGCAAGACTCGCAAGCTCCAATACCGCACGGTCCCATCCAAGGCTATCTTTCGCTGCCGTTGCGGAGGTTGGGTTATCCGCGACCGTGCCGCATCCGCCATGCCCGGATTTCGGGCCGATCAGTGCGACTCATGCAATCGCATCCAGTAACCAGGCCACCGATAGGAGGAAAGCATGAACACAGAGACGAAACACGCGCCAGCCGTTGTATATGGCGAACGCATCATCATTCGCGCAGGTAAGTATAAAGGGGCCACGCTTGAAGTCACCGCCGCGCATCAAGAGTGGGTAGATCAAGTCGGCATTGCGTTTCAGCAACGCGACGAACTAGCCGAGGCGCTACGCGCGATCGTGGCGCTTGACGATGGCGACAAGCCGGACCTGTGGCACTTCGAGGCAGAGTTCAAAGCGGCCCGCGCCGTCCTCGCCAGCATCCAACCGAAGGAGTAAACATGCCGCTAATCACCATCCACGTTTATCAGTCGGATCTGGACGCCGCCGCGAGGATTGCCCGCAAAATGCTGCCGGAAAAGCCGGACTACATCATACCGAAGAGCGTCATTCAGACGGCCGCGCGCATGGGCATGGAAACACTGTGCAAAATCTGGAACGAGGACACCGCAGAGGATACCGCAAACGCCTACGCCGATGCGAAGATCAGGCAGCACAAACTGGAGCGCGAGGGCGACAGGCACGACATGACGCCGGACGGGATGCCCCTAGGAGAAGGATCATGAGAAAGATTGTTCAGGAAGTAAATGGAGAAGGACTCGATAAACTGTTGGGCGAACGGGTCACCCTGTTCTGCGCCAACTATATCTATACAGGCACGTTAGCTGGAGTGAACGAGTCCTGTGTATTGCTCACCGATGCGGCCATCGTCTACGAGACCGGGCCATTCGGCGAAAAGAAATGGAAGGACGCGCAAGCCCTTCCTAACGAGTGGTATGTGCAAATCGCGGCAGTCGAGAGTTTCGGGAAATTCAAGGAATAGCATGAACCTCAACGTGGCACGCTGCCGCTATAAACGCTGGTCGTGGTCGTGGTCGGGGTGAACCGCTCTATTATGAGGCAAAGAAGGGAGCAAGCGTATGACCATCGCAGAAGAATTAAGAGCGCTCATGGAGCAGCACGGGTGGGCGTCCACCGAACTGGCCTATCACCTCGGTGTCAGCAACGACACGGTACGTCGCTGGCTGGCAGGGAAGCCGCAGAAGTCGCCGCTTACCGTCCGTATCCTGCTGGACAGGCTGAAGGGGAGAAGGGTGAAAGCATGACCACGCAAGAGAAGCACACCTGCGAAGAACCGATTAGCAGGGACAACGGTTGGAGCACGTACACGCACGGCGTGACCGCCCGCTACCACGAGGAAGGCAAGTGGTACTGCGGCACCCATGCGCCATCAGTGCGAAAGGCCAAGGATGATGCACGTCATGCCGCGTGGAAAGCGAAGTGGGCGGCTAGGACTGCAAGCTGGGAGCGCGTCGCGGCAGAGCATCGGGTGCTGGATGGCGTGCCGGACGAAGCCTTGGTCAGCAAGGCCGCGCTCTATACCTGGCTGCAAAACCATAGCGGAGTAAGGTGGACAGCATGAAAAAGGGACAATGCAAGGATTGTCGCCAGGCGGGAATTATTGGGAAAGACCTCATCCGATACCCAAACGGCCACTTTACAACGTTGCGCGGCGATGTGACGTGCAAGGATACGCTAGCCTGTAGAGCGCGCAGAAAGGCGCAGAAAGAGGCCACAGCATGAGTGACGCCGAATTGATAGCCCTCGCCGCCTTAGTGAACGCTGAGGTAGAGAATATGAGGGCAGAGAATATGCAGCGGGAACACTTAGGACAGTCGATGGCCTACGATAGTTATAACAGCAAAGCTTGGGACGCACTAGATGCTGAATTAACTCGAAGGGGGGTAGTGTGAAGACCACCGGCGTTACCCTAGAATGCCCTCACGGGCTAGAGTTTACAGTATCCCTAGAACGCGTCCTGCGCGGGCTGACGCTGGATGACGTACAGGAGTACCTGGCAGCCAAGCCAGTTGACAGCCATACCTGTGCGGTCTGCCACGAGCTACGACCGGAGAATACCATGATGCGGGTGAGCGATGGCATGATCTGGGTATGCGGCCCGGACCCGATTGACCGTGGCGCCTGCATCTACCGCAAGACAGTAAGAGCCTTGGCAGAGGAGGGTCTCTGCAATAACCCCGACCTGTCTTGATTACAGAAAGGACACTTAGGTGTATAAATTGCCAACTGATGACCATCCTTCCGTTTTCGCTCCTGCGTTAACGACGCATGATCTCGTAATTGCGCTGCTCAATGCCGTAGCCGGACTGAGTGAGCGCTTAACAGGAGAGCAAATGAACATCTGTATTGACGATGGGCGCGGAAATTACAGACACATAGGCCTCAATAGCGTCCGCGTCTGGTTCCAGTCGGCGGATCAGGAGGAGGTTGTAAGCCGCCTTGCAGGTCATTCGGAACTTGTCTCCAAGCATTGTCCATTGCACGGCGGGCCTGATGATAGTCCGCTATCGCTTGGGCAAGAGGTTCCACAGAAGGCCACCGTTTAGCGTCGATAGTAGGAACACCACCCATTGCTATCCCAGCAGGAAACCCCGATACTTAAGAAGGATGAGGGTCATGATGATGGACATCGACAAAAAAGAACTCCTGGAACAGATCGGCGATCCTTCGGTAATTGACCGAGAACTTACACAGTTCAGTAAGAGTGCCAGAGTGCTTTCCGCAGATACCCCTCGCCTGATGGACAAATACGATAAGCGGTGGGTCGCCGTTTATCGGGGAAAAGTGAGGGCTACTGGCAAGACCTTGCGCGAACTCTTGGCCCAAGTTGACCAGAAGGAATTGCCAAGAGGACACCTTATTGCCAGGTTCATCAATCGAAATCGACGCACGATGATTCTCTAGGTGCGACGCTGGATCATGCTCATAGGAAGATTCGGAAATATGACAGGCGCCCCATACATAGAGGGGCGACGTTTAGACGTGGTTTATGTGCAAAGCCCAGAGGAGGAAAGAGTATGACCACTAAGCACACACCGACACAAGCTGAGCGCACCCTGGCAGCTATACAGCGGCTCAAATACTGCCCCATCTGCCGGAAGTCGGACTGTTACTGTTGGGATGAGGTATTCCGAGCCATCAACAGCCACCAACCACTGCTAGATGCGTGTAAGGCGGCACTGGCCCTCTTATATAGTGAGCACCTTACCCTCATGTGTGACGACGACATGCGGAAGCAGTTCAAGAGGGTGGGTGATCCACTCGCAGCCGCCATCAAGCTGGCAGAGGAGGAAGCATGACTAACTTTGAACCGAACGACGCTGACAGGGGCGGGATCGGGGATACAGCGGGCAAGGGACTAGATTCGCAGTATTTGGTGACAATGGACAAATACAATCGCCTACAGCGGGAGCGGGACGATCTACAGATTGCCCTAGATGCAGTAGCAGGAGCCGCTAGTCGAATGCATGACCAGCGGGACGCATTGCTGTCGTGGCTGTGGCATACTGCGCTCTACGGGCTGATGCTGTTCGGCGTGCTGGTGCTGCTGTGGTACTACATTATCGGGGCAATTATTACAGGGTAGACGCGTCCGCCCGTTGGCGGACAGGAGATGATGATGGATAACACCTATACATTCCCAGCGGTAGTCAAAAAGCATGGACTCAGCACCAAGAAAGAAAGGGTTGTAGTTGGTGAGGGGCCGCGCGGCAAGGCTCAGATCGAGATTGTTGAAACTCCCTGTGTGACTATCACATTGGAGTTTACCGACGAGAAGGCGCGCGAGATCAATGCCAGGCTATCACAGTAGCAGGGTGAGGAAGTCACCATAGAGCTTTCGGGAAATGGGAGACAGCTTAACCTATGACCCAAACACCTACCACGTGTCGCTGCGAACGCTGCGAGAAGCGCAGGGCCGAAGGCATCCCGAACCCGCTGTGCTCCTGTCAGTGGTGCCAGGACAGAGCTAGGGCACAGTACCTTGCCTGGAAGCCAGAGTATGAGCGGGAGCCGCACCCAGAAGCGCGTCCGAAAAGGTGGACGGGCCAAATGAAAAAGGATGATCTGGAAGCACGGCTAGCACTCATCGCTGAGATCGAGCGAGTGTTTCCTGACCTAGAACCACATCAACGCCCGGAATTACAGGTTGTCCTAGATCATCCCGAAACCTACAGCCGCATAGAAATGGAGCGATTACTACAGCTAACGCAGTCAGCAGCACGCACCCACAAAGAAAGGCAGGCCACCACAGCCGAAGAACAAGAGCAACAAGCACTCCGAGATCGTGAAGAATTAGGCTACGGAGGGAAAATACAGTGAATAACCTACCAGCAGTCAAAGAACAGGCCCTCACGCAGCGGGAGTTTACCCCCGCACAGCTTACCCTACTGAAGAACACGCTCGCGAGGGGAACAAGCGACGATGAGTTTAAGCTGTTCCTCGCAATCGCAGATCGAAAGGGACTAGACCCCTTCAAGAAACAGATCTATGCAATCATGTACGGCGGGAAAATGGCCGTCGTCTCTGCCATAGATGGCTATCGGGCAATAGCCGAGCGAACAAAGGAACACGGCGGCACCGTCTACGCCGGGCAAGACCTACCCATCTGGGGGCCAGACGTGAACGGGCATCCCGAATGGGCCGATGTAACTGTCTACCGGATAGTCCAGGGTATCCGTGTCCCTTTCCCCGCTAGAGCATGGTGGAAGGACTATGGCAAAGTCCAGCGCACTAACCCTAACTGGCAGGAGTCCCCACATAACCAGATCGCCGTTCGTGCCGAAGCCATCGCCCTCCGCAAAGGCTTCCCTGAAGGTCTTTCCGATGTTGGGTTGGCAGAGGATTATGAGCGCGTCATTAACCACCAAACAGGCGAGATCATCGACATTCCCCTAGAACACCTCGCAGCGGCCCCGCAGAGCGCAGGCCATAGTGAGAGACCCGCTGCCACACCAACAAGGCAAGAGCAGGCCCCTAGCCCGTTTCCTGACGACTCTGTGATGGTAGTCTGCCCGTGCGGAGTACGCTGGGGAGCCGAGAAGTCAGGCTTCGGCGGCAATATGACCTGCGGCCACCCAACCGACAAGAAAGGCTCGGACGGAAAAACAATCTTCCACAATCGGGATCGCGTGCTAGCCGACAAACTCAAGGCCACCATCGAGGCATCGGGCCTCTCCCCGACAGAGGCTACCGATCTTATCAAAGACCGCTTTGACGGACTGACGGCCAGCAAGCTATCGGATATACAGCGCTACCAGGCTATCGGGCTGTTTGCTCCAATGGCCGAGGAAGCCGAGACTCCGTTGCCCGTAGAGGAAGGAGCGCCAGCAGAATAATCGCCACCAGCAGGCCCCTGGCGGCCTTAGCAGAAGGAGCAGAACATGAGACTAACACCGGACGAAATCAATGTTCTCCTAGAAGCATTGAAGGCATGGGTGCAGAAGGACGGCATGATAGATATGATGTCGGCACTACTCCCATCCATGCTAGCAAAGCAAGGCACGGATGAACGAGATGACCTCGAAAGTAAACTGGCGGCAGACAGACAAGATCGAGACAGTGAGCGAAAGTTAAGAGAACGCAAGGCGATCTATATTTCTGCCAAACTGCTAGAAATGCAAGAGGCACTAGCATGACCACCATCGCAGAACAACTCCAGCGAGTAATCGAGGCACGGCAAGCGTCATCCCATACCACCGCAACGCTGAGATTTGAGAGAGAGGCGTGGGAACAGTTACACAGTGCATTGTTAGCGGGAGAAAAAGAGTCCCGGGAATGGTGCGCCGCCGAGGAAGCCAAGCTCCGTGAGCTGGCCTTGGCCCAGTACGCCATCACGGGCGACAAACAGGTCGCTCCTGGCGTAGTCATACGGGTGATGCCAAGGTTGGACTATGACGCACAGCGCGCCTACAACTGGGGGCTACAGCATCAACTCGCGTTAACCTTGGACAAAAAGGCATTCGAGTCCATCGTGAAGGCTCAGGGTGTTGTGTCTTTCAGTGATCTAGGTTTCGTCACCAAGCGCGACGAACCAACGGCCACGATAGCCAGTGACCTGGAAGGCGCACAAATTGACCAGATTACGGTCGCTACTCCCGCAAGCGACTTCATAGCGAAGGTTCAACCATGAGCGCCAAAAGTAAATTCCTAGACGACGACGAAATAAGAGAACAGCTAACCAAGGTAAATAGAGCACTGGACATCAATGAAGATGAGCGCTCGGTTCTTATAACGCTACAACATGGCCTAGAAAGTTATCTTGCCTTGCACCTGGAAGGCGCGGTAAACAGTGGCGCCCCCGCACACTTTGCTGATGTCAGCAAAGTAAGTGACACACAGCAATGAGTAAATTCCCGGTCCCAAACGGTCACGTAGAATGTACCGCTTGTAAAGGCACGGGCAATGTACGGAGCAAATCCTTCCAGCTCCACAGCTGTGAGCGATGCGATGGCTACGGCTATTACGAGCTGCCTAAGGCGCTCGACGGCGCAGTGGCAACAGCGAACAGGCTGGCCGAAAGGTAAAACCATGAAACCTAGCGATCAGCGGTTTGCATGGCTGTCGGAGCACCCGTGGTGGAATGCAGGGTTCTACTGGAATTGTCCGAACACCCGGTTCTTCAGCAATTCGCCGCAATCGACGCAGTAGGTGGATACCGAGGATTCACACCACGATTCCGACCTCTCCTGCTGTTGGGACGCTGCCCTGAAAGACTGGATCGCAGCTGTAGACAGCAGTTCGGATTCTTCCGAACCTTTCCGAACTTAATTACTAGGAACGTGTGACGTGATACACATGGTGATACACATGGTAGGAAAAGGGGAGGGAGATGATGTGTATCATCTCTCTTTCCCTATACGCGTCACACGTTATTAGAAAGGTCGTAAAATACCTCTTTCCCTTGTTTTCCAATTCGTACTATCGAGGGTGATTTCGACAAGAATCGCGCAACGTTTTCCCTCTTGTAACCCGTTTCTTTCGCTAATTCTGTAGCGGTAGCTTTACCTGATCCAGATAAGTACAGGATAACCGAATCAGCGAGACCGGTCTTTTCCTTCATCATCAATTCGGGAAACTCCGCACTGCTCGCCCTACGTACCCCTACTAGCTCAGAATCTTCACCATTGACCGAAAAGTCTAAGGCAATGTATTGCGTTGCTGGTTTAGCTATATCGTTGGCCTTCGTGACCTCTAGTGCTAAACCAAGCGTACTGTCTCGCTGTTCCGCTGAGAGTTTGACCGCTAGGTCAGCCGCCGCATCAAACATCACGCTTCCGTAAACGTGCTCCGTATCTCCCCTCGGTGCGTGTCCGATAGCAAGCCACGCAGCATTCAGGGAGTTGAGCAAGTCCATGCTCTTGTTGCTCACATCATCAAAGACCATCGAGCCAAGACCCGTACGGCTCAACGAATCAAGAACTACGACGCTCACGTGGTTCGCTAAAACCATCTCCAGCACCGAGGCATGGACATCATTCATGCTAAGACCGCGAGCGTTGAGCATAAGCAAGCTGCAATCAGGGGTTCTTAGAAAGGCGCTCCCAGCCTGTGAAAGTCGGTCCTGCATGGACTCCTCGGAACGTTCGAGGTTTACAAAGAGCACATTGCCCTTTGTCACGGGCCAAAGATCGGTGCAGCCATACTCGATAGACAGGGCCATAAGTAGACCGACCCAGCTTTTGCCAGTGCCAGGTGGCGCGAACAAAATAGTCCCTCCGCCCGATAAGAGATAGGGCCGCAGGAGAAATCTTTGCTCCGAGGTTCTGCGCTTGCCGTGCACTCGCCCGCCAGTGTACCGGTGTCCGAAAGAATCCTCTAGCTCCAATGAGAACGCGTCAAGATGTTCACCAAGAACGGCTAGCGGTAGGGCTTCTTTAGATACATCGCCCAGCTTCTCGTAGCAATGCTTAGAGAGCCTAGTACGCTCTTCTCTGCGGCTGATATTGAATTCGTCGTGGCCGAGATAGCGTTCGCCAAGGAAAAGACCTACACGGGCGTGAAGACCAGTGCGCTCCATCCGTACATTCGTGGCCTTCAGTGCAAACTCTTCCCCGGTCCCGACGAGGGTAATAAACTTGCGATAGGTTCTACGAGCTACGTCATTGTCCCACCGCGCTGTCATTAGAAAAACCGTCCTAACTGCGCTTCTTGCATTGGCACATTATCGGACGGTTCCCACAGCATCCCAGGCTCCCACAAAGTAGCGTTCCCTAGAAGCTCCCCAACGTCTCCCGTAAAGTCCGCTGCGTCACCCTTGGGCGGCGCAGCGGACCATTGGATGATAAATGGGCAGTCCGAGTTCGGATAGTTCCGAGCGACCAGCTCCATGTGCTTGCGGCCTGGCTCATCGTTATCGGGCCACAGGAAGATCACGTACCCGAACAGTTCGGCCAGCACCGATGTGTCAGGGATACAATTGGCCCCATAGGTGGAGACGGCTGGTATACCCCTCGCCTTCAGGCTATCGCAAGCCTTCTCGCCTTCCACGATAATCACGTACTGGCTGTTGAGACTAAGCCCTGTTGAGGACTCGAAGGGGTCAACCGGAGGTGGTAGATCGTGGATGCCATACAGCGGGAGTCCCGTCAGCTTCAGTCCTTGCAGGCCTACCTTGCCGTCCCGTCGCCAAATGAACCGCTTGCTTCCATCGGGGTAGTCCAGCCGTACATGCTCCGCGAGGGTGTGTAATTGACGATCACGAATGACGTAGATAAGTTCCTCGGGTGTCCCTTCTGGCAGCGCGTGAGGGGTTGCAAAAACACTCGGACTTAACCCCAATGCGGCCATGATCTGCTCGAATGAGCACGAAACAAAGCAGTGCAGGAGCAGCTTACCGTCCTTCTCGGTAATTGAGAGCGAGCGGGTCTTATCTGGATGACTGGGGCATAATGCCGTCCAGGTTTCTCCACTACCACGCTTCACGCCGCGGAGTTTGTTCAGGACGGGGATGAGATCGGAACTTGGTTTTTGCATGTTGACAGCCTCTTTCCTGTGGTGTTGACAGAGGTATACCCGTGTGTTAACCTATCATAGCGGGGAGGTAAAAGTCAATGAGCCAGACGGTGCGATTGCCCAAATATACGTGTCTTCGCTGCGGACACCCCTGGGTGCCGAGGAAGGAAGAATATCCACGTATTTGCCCCAAATGCAAGTCGGCGTGGTGGGATAGCTCTCGGAAAGAAGCGCAATGAAGAGCTGTAATTGTGGATGCCAAAGCCCGTATCACCTTTTAGCCAATAGAGCACGGCGTTCAGTTCAGCAGGCGATACAGCGTGGGATAATCCCCAGATTAGATGGCTCGATTCGATGTGCTGATTGCGGTGAAATCGCAAGTATGTACGAACATCGTGACTATCGTAAGCCCCTAATGGTCGATCCAGTGTGTCGTCAATGTAATAGAACACGCGGCCCTGCAGAACCACGAGTAATGGTACTAAAGTTGTTATGAGCAAGAGGCCATCATGGAACACGCCACCAGCACCGAAAGTCTAACCGAGATTCAGGACGCGCTGGCCGATCTCACGGAGACGCTGGAAGATATGGCGAAACGTGAGGATAGCTTTGTGCTCGGCCAGGCCGTCCGGATGCTGAAGGGCGCAATCACGCTCATTCACCGTGTGCTAGAAATGAGAGCGACATGAGCAAGTATTACATCTGGCCCAGCGGGAGGATAAGGTCAAGTTAGCAAGGAGCAGGTAGGAGTAGTAAATCATGGCAGAGCGAAGGCGCACCGTAGTACGACCACAGGCAGCGTTCGATGAGCAGATTATTTCCGATGAGGAACTGCTGTCCGAACTTACTCAATATCTCGACAATCAAGAGGAACACAAAACCTGGTTAAAAGCTAAAGCAGCAATCAAGATCAAAATGAAGGATCGTGGTGAGGGGACTTATCGGTGTGGACAATTCATCCTTGAAGTTAAACAACGTGAGGGCGGCGGCATCTCCATTCCCCGTTGGAAAGCCAACGTCACTACCGTCACCCCCATAGAATAGCCGCACGGCGAGAGGATGGGGAGGGCATGACCCCGTACTGGGAGAGCAAGGACATGGCGGGAGAGCGCAACCGACAGGAAGTGCTGCTTTGAAGCCTTATTACGAGCACGCTGGTATTACTATCTATCACGGCGATTGCCGCGATGTGCTGCCGCTGCTTGAACCAGGCAGCGTTGACCTGGTGTTGACTGACCCGCCGTACCTTGAAGGCGATATGAGCGCGATTCTTCCGCTATTACTAAGAATGACCACGGCCGTAGTTGTCTCCCCTGGTAAGCTAGAATCCTTCAACTGGATAGCTAGACAAAAACCAGTTTGGGAGTACGCATGGAAATGTAGTGGTACATCTTCACTAGGTGGGTCGGCTTGCCTGCATATCCTTTTTGAGCCAGTGCTGGCCTACGCATTCCCTAAACGTCCCCTGGGTAGCGATCTTCTCGACTTCCCGCTGGTAGTTGACCCACTAGCGAAGGGACATCCGTGGCCGAAGCCACTTAGACTGTTCACAAAGCTAGCGGCCCACTGGACAGATGAGGGCGATCTAATCCTCGACCCGTATATGGGCAGCGGAACTACGCTCCGCGCAGCCAAAGACCTGGGTCGCCGTGCAATCGGGATAGAGATCGAGGAGCGCTACTGCGAAATCGCCGCCAAACGGCTGTCTCAGGAGGTGCTTGTGTAATGCCTAGCGAGACCCGTTACCCTCACGCCGAAGCCCTTGCGGTAGCGCAAGAACTCTTGGCGGTGCTTGCACCGGCCTGCACGCGCATCGAGATTGCAGGGAGCATCCGCCGCAGGCGGCCCGACTGTGGGGATATAGAACTTCTCGCGATCCCCAAGCCCACGGATGATCTATTCTACGTGGATGAGCTAGACCGAGCCGTAAAGGGCCTGCTGGGTGCCTCACCGCCGATTCTGGCGATGCGCCCTAGCGTCAAGGGCGTGACGACCTATGGCCCAAAGAACAAGCTCTTGATTCACCTGCCCAGCGGGATACCGCTAGACCTCTTTTCCACCACGATGGAAAACTACGGCATGAGTCTGGTCGTAAGAACAGGAAGCGCACAATTCAATATCAGAATGATGGCGCGCTTCAAGCAACTCAGGATGCAGGGTCACGCGTATGGTGGGATTACCAGCGCCGGCGGGCAGGAGATCGAGTGCCGCGATGAGGAGACGGTGTTTAGAAACTTGGGCTGGGAATACCTTGAACCCTGGGATCGAACATAATGCCTACCTTTATCGTCTCTATTCCTATGAAACCGATTGGGAAGGCTCGCCCGCGGGTGACGACGCACGGAGCGTACACGCCTGGCCGCACCAAGGCTGCTGAGGACACCATCGCTAAGTATTGGATGCAGTTTGGCGGTGCTGCTTGCTTCGTTGGAGAGCCGCCATTGAAGATGCTGGTGGAAGCGTTCTTTGTCCGGCCAAAAGGGACGAAGCGGATATTCCCCACGGTCAAGCCTGATGCGGACAATATCCTGAAGCTCGTAGAGGATGCCCTGAACGGGCTGGCCTACCTGGACGACAAGCAGTTGGTGGATGTGCGCTGCACGAAGCGGTACGCCAACATGGAGTGCCTAAAAATCACGGTCACGGATGAGGTGCTGGCATGACTGGGCTTTTCGTTCGATGTCCGACGTGCAGGGGGGAAGGGGGCCACAGGCATTTAACGGGTGCTTGGATAACCTGCCCTACTTGTGGAGCAAAAGGAAAGGTGCTACTCACGCCAGAGACGTGTCCTGGGCATGAGTTGGTCTATCGTGAGGGGCAGCAGACCGCGGGCATTATAGTCCAGCTTCCCGCAATCTGCCGCTGGTGTGGCATGTTGGCGAGTGAGGTGCAGCCATGAGCCAGCTAGTCCGCAGCCTGGTTTTGTGGGCCGTTATTATCGGGGCAGCACTATTCATTGGGAGGTTAGTATGGCAGTAAACCAGGCCGAAACTCAGGCACGGGGAATCGGTGAGATTGTGGACTATGGGCCGCCCCAAGAGTTCACCGAGGACTCGAAAGTCGGTGGCGTGTACCCACGGCTCCCGCGGCACAGAATGTCGGGCATTGACGTGCATCTTACTGAGCGGCGGATGCGGGCCGTGCTGCGCTGGCTGAAGATCGGCATGGACGACTACCTGGCATGGTCTGGCAATCAGTCGCCCAGAGAGTTTATCGCTGCAAATCCCGACTGGACGGCACGTGCCTTCGAGGTACTTTGTTTGGAGAACCTTGGTGTGATTAAGAACTTACCAACAGCCCCACAGAATCGCACGAAAGTCATTGCGTAGGCACGGAAACATGAGAGATTCGCAAGAGCGAGCCGCGGGCGCACTATTTGTCGGGCTAATGACGCTCATAACCCTGGGGGCAGTCTCCTGGGCACAGTGTACACCACCGCCTGTCCCGCCGCTCGCACCCACGATCACGCCGACACCACCAGACTTAGTCAAGGAGGAAGTATGGAGTGCGAAGTCTGCGGAAAATCTGCAACTCGGTTCTTTTTTATCAGCAGGCATCGAAGACTATGCGACCAGCACGAAGTGGAGTGGTCTAAGTGGTTCAAAAAACACGGTGGCAACGGCACAAACTGGGCATTGGAATTCAAGAAGTTCGTCCAGGCTAGCAAAGAAGCTCTTGGATGAAGACCCCACCCACCGACTCGTGATCTATGATCCCGATAAGCCAGCCGAGGCCCTGCAAACGCAGTACATCGAGTGGGCGATGGAGGCTCTTCCCTGCGATTGGGACTGCGCCGGGGCAGCGGGAGTCTGGCGGTTCATCAGGGACGGCGCACACGTATCCTTCTGCGAGAGTGGACAGCAGCCGGAGAAGGAAGGGCTGCTCGGTGAGAGGGGTGTGTTTCAACTCCACCCCATCCACGCTGGCAGATTTAAGGCGCACGGGTGGGCGTACCAGGATGCCTACGATCCAGTCAAGAACATCGTCGTGGCCCATGAGCTTTACCTAGATCAGGGATGGCGGCCCTGGTTCATTTGTAGGAGGTCGATACCATGAAACTGCTTGTCGCTTGCGAGTTCAGCGGTATCGTTCGAGATGCTTTTATTGCTCGCGGGCATGAGGCGGTATCCTGTGATCTTTTGCCAAGCGAGTCACCAGGACCACATATTCAGGGAGACGTACTGGAACATCTCTCTGCCGGTTGGGACATGATGATTGCCCATCCACCATGCACCTACTTGAGTCGCGCAGGTGCGCGCTGGGCAACACACCCTGGCAGGCGAGAATTGTCCGATATTGCTGCCGAGTTTGTGTTTCGACTACGGGACGCTCCTATCGAGCGTATCGCTATCGAGAATCCCATCGGGCAACTCAACCGTCGCTGGCGCTATCCAGATCAGACGATTCAGCCCTGGCAGTTCGGGGAGCCATACACAAAGGCGACCTGTCTGTGGCTTAAAAACCTGCCGCCACTGATGTCCTCGTTACAGCGCTCGGAGCGCATAGCTTGGGTGCCATCTAACACTGGCCGTAACCGCCAGAGATTGGGAAGGAAGTCGCAACCAGGCGTTGCATCCAGCCGCAAAGATAGGAGCCGTACCTTCCGAGGAATTGCACAAGCTATGGCGGAGCAATGGGGGTATGATCTTCGCCCAGATTCTCTACGAGGAAGCGGGGGCCGGACAGTGGAGTTGTAAGTAGCTGTCGGACGACAAAGGGCGTCGGGCTAAAGGAGTAGGGTATGGATACCACAGTCGCAGAACAACGATCTCTACGTTCCTGGTATAACAACAAAAGCCGTATTGGCAAAGTCATTTTAAGCCCCTGGTATTGGAGGCTTGGCTGGCAACTCCTGCCTTGGCTAGGGGTATGTACCGTATTCTTTGGAGTAATCCTTTTCCATGAGATCAAGAATGCGCCTTGGAGTTATCGGACTATCTTCGCAAGAATACCTAGCGCGGTGGTGACGATGGGGTGGATGTCCAATGCAATCGTTATTCTTGCAAATGGCGGGGTAATGCCTGTGATTGGTTATACTGGTAGCTTCACAAGCGTTTGGGTACAGGCCAACTCTAGTCACGTGTTACTATGGCTCTGCGACTGGATTCCTACCCCCATCGGCCAAGCGAGCATTGGGGACATGCTCCTGCTAGCCGGACTAATACTTTGGCTTTTGTTTCTTCCGCCCAGTTTTGTATTGGCGCGGCTGCGTGGTGAGAGTACGCGGCAATGGTGGAAGGAAGCCTACTAACGAGCGGGGATATTATCCGCTGTCAAGCCGCGGTGGTTCGCAGTGAAGGAGGAGGTGGAGCATGAGTAGCGTCGTATGCGGCTTTTGGCTTTGGGTGGCTCAATGGTCATTCGACCTTAGTGTGTGGGCACTAGAAAAGGCTAAGGAACTTTGCTAGCTGTCGGGCGACAAGCCCACGAGCACGTCAGGTGCAGGACGCGGGCTATATACGGCTCATCTGCGCTCAGTGTCGGATAGAAGTGGAAGTGAGGAAGGAGTAGGACGATGGTACAGGAGCAGGATGCGGAGATCGCGCGGCTGAAAGCAGAAATGGATGTTGTCTATGGTGAACGCAGTGAATCCCATATTGAGGTCAATCGGCTCGAGGCGAAGCTGGTGGAGCAGGATGCGGAGATCAAACGGCTGCAACTTGAAGTAAAGTACCGTGACGTGGCCGACGATGTAGCTGCTAGAGAACTAGAACTTGAGGCGAAGCTGGCGGCGGTGGTGCAAGTAATGTCCACTGAAAACGTCAAGCTCCTACGGCCGGAGGAAGTATGCGAGCGGCTGTCGCTGCCCCGCACAACGATTTTTCGGCTTATCGGGTCAGGAGAACTCGAAAGTCTGAAGGTCGGGAAAAGGAGACTGGTGCCTTCGGACGCCATAGACGACTATATCCGGCGCAAGCGGCAGGCCCAGGGAGCGGCGGGCTAACTGTGAGCATGTTGGCCCGGCGCAGGCTTTCAAGGTAATGCAGGCGGCTTGCAATGGCCTACAATCACTCGACCTCGCCCGCGCTCGACTAGCGATGCTAGTGCTCAGGCGGGTGGAAGACAGGCTGGCTGCCTTGGGCAGTCATGACCTTAGTATGCTAGGAGACTATGTTATGAATGAGCTTGAGGCCCTGCTAGCACCAGAGGCGGTGACGAAATGACTGAGCTAGAGGCACAAATGAGAGACCTGGAGGCCGAGCTTGCGGCAGCGGTAGACCTACTACCGAGGTAATATACACCGACACCTCCGCCGAGTTGGTGAGCCTGCTAATTGAGGCTATGAAGAAAGAGAAAGAGGTGGTGAAATGAGGTTACGCTACACTGATGCCGAATTAAGGGTACTTCAATACTCTTGGATTGAACGTCGCTTCTGCGACATTGGCCTGCATGATTGGCGGCATACGGGATTACTCCCAAGTAGTGACCCATTCGTGGCGGGCGACGAATGCAGGCGTTGCGGGTTTTTCAAGGGGACAATGCTACGACCTACAAAGAAAGAGGTGGTGAAATGAAGTCGTTGTTTTTAAGAATTATCTGTTACTGGATTGGTCATAATGTGCCGCCAACAGCATTAGCTGGAGGTGTGGACGTTGCAAATCGGTGGCTATCAATGACTGAGCCACGAGTGCTGACGCTGGAAGACATGGTTGACAGCGCAGAGGCCGCGGGCTACCTGGCTCAGCATCAGCCTGATGGCATCCACCGGGAGCGTTGCCCGATATGCAACTTCGCCCGCTGGCCTTGCGATATTGTGCTGTTCGCCCGCACGGTCATAGAGCTAGAGGCGCAGATCGAGCGCAAGGATGCGGCACTGCGTGAGATTGCGTCACATGATGGTGGACGATGGCTCCCCGACGAAGAAGATTTACCGACTATTCGCAAGCCAAGTCCGCAGGGAATAGCCCAAGCTGCCCTCGACAACACGCCCGCTATTCTTCGCCCTTCAGCTTCCTAACTGCGGTCAGCAACTTAGCTGAAAGATCAGCCCGCCGTACCTTCGTCTGCGGCCCTTCAAGGTATTGCTTTAGATCCCAAAAAGCCTGCTCGATTGTTTCAAGTTGCTTGTCCGTCATAGCGTTCTCCAACACCACCGAATCGGGATCAATTCTCTCGCCCCATTGCCACCCGACGCGGCACTCTTCATGGAGATGAGGCCCGTCTGATAACCCTGCGCCATACTCCCCAGGAACGCCGCCAGTAAGCCCCACGGCCTCGCCAGCGGCCACGATCTGCCCAACGGCTACATCTCTCCTGCTAAGGTGTGCCAGGCCCCAGAAACGGCCAGCATCACTATCTGCCTGCATCTGCACATAGCTCCCCAGCTCCCCTAAGAGTCCAGAGAAAACGATAACACCGGACTCTCGAAACCCGCAGGGCTGCTTGACCGCCAGCCAGTCCTTGCCGCGGTGGGACTTATCTGGGGAAGGATAAACGCTGCCAGCCTGAAACCAGCCAAACGGGATACCTTCGGGTGCATCAACGGGGCGATTCATGTTCTAAGTATACCCCCTTGACATCGTTAACGCATAGTGCTAGTCTAGCCCTGTTGGGTCGGAGCTTATGGGTTAACTTTGGACGTTGCATCCCGTGAGCGCAACTTATCCAACATGGACTTATTGCGACGGGTCGGAGTTTGTGGGTTACCTGCATAGTCCCCCGCAAGCACTAACTTATCCGTTGTACAAAAAAGGAGTATCCCATGTATTTGCGAAATGCGCTCACTCCTACGCAACAAGAACCCCTAGATTCTCGCCAAGTGCAGAACAGTGCAGGCGGGTATTCTTACCCCGTAAACGACTGGAAACGTCTACAACGATTCCTTATTCTTGGTTCTGAGGGTGGAAGCTATTATGCTTCAGAGCGCAAGCTGTCGAAGGACAATATAGATGGGGTGCTCCGCTGTATTGCTGAGGATGGAAGGCGTGTTGTAGACACCATTGTAGCTATATCCGATGCTGGGCGGGCACCGAAGAATGATCCTGCTATTTTCTGTCTGGCTCTCTGTGCTGCCAAAGGAAACGATCTCACCCGTGCTTACGCCCTCGATAATCTCCCCAAGGTTTGTCGTATTGGAACTCATATTCTGCACTTTGCCTCTTACGTCCAGGAGCTACGGGGATGGGGCCGTGGATTACGCACTGCCGTAGGGAAGTGGTACACCGACAAGTCTGTCGACCAAGTAGCTTACCAGGCGGTAAAATATCGTCAGCGCGACGATTGGTCGCATCGTGATCTTCTGCGCCTCTCTCACCCCAAGGCGGCATCGCATGATCCTGTTTTCAAGTGGATTACCAAAGGGGTAACTGAAAACGTCCCACCCTTTATCACTGCTTTTGAGCTAGCGCAAAGCACCGAGGACAAGAAGGAACTCATCTCCACGATTCGGGATATCGGCCTCCCCTGGGAAGCTGTGCCGGATAAGTGGCTCGGTGATCCTGATGTGTGGGATGCGCTCTTGGATCAGATTGGTTATACGGCGCTCATTCGCAGCCTATCGAGGCTTACCAGAGTCGGTTATCTCAAGCCTTTAAGCAACGGACTCCAGAGAGTCATCGGCAAGATCGTGGATACCGAGGCATTGAAGCGCGGGCGCGTCCACCCGGTGCAGATTCTCGCAGCATTGCTCTCCTACCAAGGCGGTAAAAGCAAGGGTGGACTGGAATGGGAAGCCGTCCCCCAAGTGGTGGATGCGCTGGATGCGGCTTTCTACGCGAGCTTCGGCTTTGTCGAACCGACGAACAGGCGCACCCTGCTAGCTCTCGATGTCTCTGGTTCTATGTCTAGCGGCGTTGTGGCTGGTGTGGAAGGTCTGACTCCACGCGTTGCTTCAGGCGCCCTTGCGATGGTCACCGCATGGACTGAGCCGAATTATCATCTCATGGCCTTCTCGCAGGACTTTGTGCCACTCGCAATTACTCCACGCCAGCGACTTGATGATGTGGTGAAAGCAATTAGCGGGCTACCTTTTAAGGGTACGGACTGCGCTCTGCCAATGCTATGGGCTTCTCAACATAAGGTGGATGTGGATACCTTCGTGATATATACGGATTCAGAAACTTGGTTTGGGTCCGTCCACCCGATGCAGGCGCTCGCTACTTATCGCAGAGAAACGGGGATCGGTGCTAAACTTATCGTAGTCGGTATGGTAGCCAACGAGTTCAGTATTGCCGACCCAAACGATGCGGGAAGCATGGACGTAGTGGGATTTGATACCGCGGTGCCACAACTCATCAATGACTTCTCTAGGGAATAGCTGTCACTTTTGTAGGAAGAAAGAAGCCAAGCGAGTTTACTGCTCAGATCGTTGTAGGCTCTTGGCTTGGGCCATCCGTGAATTAGTGAGGGCGGGGTATTCGATTACCCCGCCTGCTTAGTTTCATCTTTCCTGAGTTTCTTTGCCTTCTCCCGCAGCACGAACGCTATCGGGCGTAGTGGCAACTTCGGCGGGTCAAGGTAGTTTGCGATCCTCCGAAGCCAGTACGCCAGCCAACGCCGCATCTGTCACCCTCGGTCATGCTGCCCATCCGCTATACCTGGCCTTCTTAGGGGCCTCATCGAGATACCGTTTAGCAAGGCGGCGCATCTTGCGACTTGTAAGCCGCTTCAGAAAGTGCCAGTCGTCGCGCACCCACTTTCGGGAGTTGCCGATTTGTTCCACATTCAAGGTTAGCCGCATCATGCTGCCACTGCTCCACACTCAGGACTCCCGCACGTCACCACGCTCGGCTGCAAGCAGGACACCAAGAAGGCTTCCCCACAGTTAGCGCAGAGCTGGGCACGGTAGCCGTCGTGCCATTCGACCAGAAAATTGTCCGACCCGGTTTGCGTGTCCTCATGCGTCTCTTTGTGCTTGCCACCGAGGACGTGTCCGAATGTGAAAGGGTCATCACGCCCTCGGTGTGCGGGGTGTCCCCATTCCACCAGGATTTTTTGCCGCGGGTAGCCACCTAATAGTACCATTGGTCTTGTACCGCAGCAGCAGGTTCACTATCGCTTGCGCCTGAAGGATACGCGGCATCCAGTCTGGCGGGAGCAGCGCCAGGGCCTCCGGGTCGGTCAGTACGGATGCCACAATCAGCATTATCCCGTTGACCCATACAGTTGTGGACTTTAGTGTCGCCTTCCAGTTAATCCCCATGCTACCTCCTACAGTCCCCGCCAAGGCCCCAAGCAGCGCCCCTTGGCGGCGTTTATCGCCCTTGGATGAAGTCTACCACAATCGCGATCACTACGCCCGCCAGGATGATCGCCATGAGCCACCAGCCTGCCTTCTCTACCTTGCGCTCACCCTTCATTTCCAGATAGCTGTTGATGATCGGTAGGGTGTTGGTAATGTGCACATTGAGCGCGGCTTCGAGTTCCAGGTGGCGACGCTCATTCTGCTCTACATAAGAATCTACCTTCTTGATGAGGTTGTCCACCCGCTCAAAAAGCGTCGCTAACTGTGCTTCGTCACTCTGCTGCATTCAACGCTCCTGCCGATAGAATACCATTATTGCATCGCTCCTTCCATGCCCCAGCCAAAGCAGGAGATTCTACCACTCGTGGTTGCCGTTATTGCACGGACATGATGCCCCACAAATGGCCCATATAAGAGATTCGTTGGGATAGTGGCCGTAATCGAGGAACCAATCTTAGTATTATTGTAATAGCCAGCTACGGACGTGGTGCTCTCAATCCGAAACTCCAAGAGGATGAGTGTGCTAGAAGGCGCAACGCCCATGTCCAGCGTGGTCTCACTACCCGCGTCTCTACACACCAGGAACCAGTTGCCTGTATCTACCGCCCTAAAATATATCCCATCAGGCTGGTCTCCCGCTGGCACAGTCTCGAATAGCCCCAAGAAAAAGTCTTGTGTGCCACCGATAGGAGCTTGTTGTTGAAGCACCATGAACTTCATCCACCAAAGTTCATTTGCCCTTGCTTGGTACACACCATTCTGCCCCCGTAGGAACAAATAGCTGGCAGAGTTTAGAGCGGTAGTTGCGGCAGTGAGGACATAGGCACGTCCAGTAGTAGTATCATTCTGGAATGTGGGAGCCGATGATCCACCTAGTTCATAACGCTCAAATACATTGACAACTGGGGTATCTCCGTGTCCGTGGAAGTCGTCCCACCAGTTTGTCCGCTGTGCAGCGCCAGGAGCTACGATGTCGCCGTACTCGTCCTCTAGGGACACGCTGACGCCACCGACCTTCATTACCCGCAGCTTGCCGTCGCCAGAGTCCATGTAGATATTTAGTGTGCCAGCATCAGGAGTAGCAGGAGGGCTTATCTGGTTATGGATACTGCCGCCTTTGTGGATAACGGTGTTGTTGATCGTGACCGCAGTAGTGGCGTTTGACAACAGTACCAGTTGCCTGCCCGTGGTAGTGTTGCGAGCTGCAAGGGTTCTTCCAAAGGATGCGTCCGTGGGGACCGTGGTGCCCTGAGCGACGCCCGCCGTCGAACTTGGCTCTACCCACCTGTACAGACCCGTACCCACGGCAGTCCTGGTATCCACGATACCGACCATCTGTACCTTGCCTGCCGCATCAACCCCAATGTCTTCCTGGGTCACACCATAGATATAGGCTGCGGTCTGCACGATAACGGTGACAAAGGCCATCTCCACGGTGCCCGCCGTATCGAAGGCGACCACCGATCCCATCGGCACCATAGCTGCCGACTTATTGACTAGCTGAAGTACGTCATCGTCGTCACGGGTGTCTTCGGCAATGTCACTCTTGGGAAAGGCCAGCGGGAGCGGATTGTCCTGTCTGGCCTTCCCTATCTCGGCGTAGTGAAACTTACTCACAGCACTCCTACTGACTGCCGTGCCGCTGCAAAGAGGCCCACGGTAAGCTCTACGCTATGAACCTGGCCGAACCTGTCAGGGTTAGAGCCAGAGTCTCCCAGAAGCGTAAGCCTGTATCTGCCTGAGTTAGACGAGAAGGGATAGCCCCGCAGCCCAGTGCCCGTCTGCGCTCGCTGCCCGTCGATGTAGGTCTCCACGGTGGTATATCCTGCCGCCGTGTTGAACTCGCCCACCCAACGTAGGGCCACGGCTAAGGAAGGAATCGTAGAGGCCAGTCCAGAGGTCACGGCCTTGATATGCTCAAGCACCATCACGTCATACGCGTCCTTGTCCTCGAATCCCAAGAGCGGGCTTTCCAGCACGGCCGCGCCCGTGTTCAACTGGATATTGGAAGACACCAGCTTCAGGTCGGGCGCTGACAGAAAGAAGTAACACCGCGTCGCCTGAAGGTCGGCACTCTCCGCTGCCCCTGAGTGCAGGTACAGATACCCCGTTGCAGGATCGTAGGACAGGTAGCGGAGCAGGTCAGTACAGGTTAATTCGCTGCCGTGCCAGATAATGTTCCTGCCCTCCACCACGCCCACATAGATTTGCGAGGTGTTGACGAAGGTGTTTATCAAGAGATTGGACGATCCTGGCACCGACACCACGGACTTCGTAGTCGTAGCATCACCGTCACCAAGAGCCACTACAAGGTAATTCCCAATGGCAATCATGGCGTTGATCGGGAGATCGAGAACGGGGATGTTTGCCCCGTTACGAATGGCCTGGTGCCGTGGAGCGATCCCCGGGTACTTCTCTCCGTCAGGCCCAAGGCCAAACAAGTCCATGCCCTCCATGTGCCAGACGATAGTGCCGTTCGAGAGCGTCTGCGGATTCTCGAAGTTCTCACGGTCGCTGGTACCGCCCGCCTCATTGAGATTGTTCTGCACCGGCCCGTGAACGATCACGGAAGGGCCGTTGGCGTAGGCATAGAGGTAGTTCTTCTTGCCGATGTAGACCGTGCCTATGGCGTTCTGCGTGATGGAGGTAAAGTCATCATCGTCAGAATCGTCGCCTATTTCAGTCGCAGTAGAGATAGTGGTGCCGTTGACGAGGCTCGATGCGAAGTAAAGCTGGTTGGGTTTCACTACCCACAGCACTCTTGGCCCTGAAACATCGTTCTGCTGGCTTAGGAAATACTTGGGGTTGTCCGAGGTTCCCGCAAAGGTCGATTGTATCCAGTTCGCACCGTCATCGACCGTGTACCGGAAGGCAACCGTGGTGCTGAAGCACCAGGCCAGAATCTCATTATTGGACGAGTCCTCGAAGGATATTACATCGGTGCAAACGGCACTGCTCACTGTCTCTTTGAGCGCCCATACTGCGGACTCGATGCGATAAATCTTGGAGTCGGTGCCATTGGTGGTAATGCGGATACGAACGCCGTTGTGGACGATCTCTTTGACGGTGTAGTAGCCAGCGGCAATGCCTGTCGGCTCTGCTACTTCCTTCAGGCCGTTGATCAGCGACCCAAAGCGGGTTATCCCGTTGGTGACAATTCCGTACCCTGGGTTGTCCTCATCGAACAGGTGATGGCCGAGGCCCCCAGAAAAGCCCCGCTGGATGTATTTCTTGCTCTTTGCCATTAGTTGACATGCCCTCTCCGTCTTGTAGAAAGCACTGGCATCCGCTGCATCGATCGCACCAAGGCCTCCTGCGCCAGTCCCATCTCGGTGTACTGACGGCTGTTCTCAGGGATGCCAGTAGGGTATATCTCTGCCCCCAACAGGTAGAACAACTCGGCCCTGGCCTGTGATAAAACCGTCTGATACGCAGCATCCGTAGTGGCTATCTCTACCACTCCGCCCGTAGCCGCATCGTCGGAAGCCAATGAGGTCACGTTGTCGGCGGTCAAGAGCGTCAGCGGAGCCATTCCCTCGATGCGAAGCAATCCAGAAGGGCGTCCAGTATCGAAGGCAGGCAGCTCGATGCTCAGGAGATCGCTACTCTGTTTCCAGTCCGTCCACTCGTAATCCGGCGTGACCTGGAAGACGTGATAGTTGTCTACCCGCGAGGCTGTGGCGGGAGACCCCGCCGCGTTCACGTAAATCCCGTAGTTGCCCGGAACAACGAACTTGGCAGCATTGGCGGCGCTCAGAGAGTAATCGAGGTAGAGCACATTGTTCAGCCATACCAGGATTCTCCTGCCGACCGCGAGCACACCTGTCCTGTAATACGTGCCGTTGGTGAAGACGAAAGTAGCAGTCGTCAGCGCCGTAGCGGAGCCGCCGTCCTGCTTCACGATTCGTAGGGTGTCATTGTAGAAGTCGACATAGAGGAAATTGCTCGAATCAATGTAGCGGAGCATGATCGCATCATGCACTCGATCAGTCGTGCTTTTGAGCGTACCTGTGCTGTCCGCCTCGATATAGAGGTCTTGCAGCTTCGGGTCAGTAGTTCGCACCAGTTTGTCATCCACAGCCGCGGTCACGGAGTAGAGGCGGTTGGACGTGATCCCAAAGGTTCCTGCCACAGCGCTGTAGTCACTGCCTGCCGTTGTGGTGGAGTCAGCCCGCGTGAAGTCGTCCCAATGATGCTCGCTCCCCATCCGCACGATCCTGCCTACCCTGTCCATGTTCGGCGGCGTGGAGTAGAAGTCGTCCGCCACCGCCGAGTCGTGCCCCTTGCGGGTTATGTCAGCCACGATGCAGTCAATGACTGATCGGTAGACCGTGGGGTAGAGCTTCTGGAATGCTCGATTCCATGCCTGTTTGTAGAGTGGCGGGCGGAAGGGGTACATATCTATGGTGGTCGAAATAGCCACCGTCGCACTAAAGGTAGTAGCCATCGTGACGGTCGTGCCGGAAAAACTCACTGCACGTCGGAACTCACGGATATTCGCCAGGTCAACGGCCAGCGCCCACGGCATGTTCAGCACGTAGTCAGCGCCGATCCCCGAAAGCCCAGAGACAATGAAATCTATGCCACCAGCCGTACCGCCGCTGGTGGTAACGAACGAGCGATAGCCCCCCGTGATCTCTGCTAAGGCCCTGCGGAGGGTATTGCCTGCTACTTGCGCTGTGGTGGAAGGCACCTACTTCCCTTTGTGTTTCTTCTCGTGCTCTTTCTCCATGTCCTTGGGCGGCATCCCCTTGGGCATCTTGCCAGGGTGTCCCTTAGAGGACGGATACGCTCGCTTCCCTGATTTGTGTGGCATCTACTTCACATCCCTTCAATTATGCCGCCATCAACAGTCGGCCCTGACCGCTGTTGTAGAGCCAGCTACGTTCAGTCGCCGTTAAAAAGCCCCCCTGTACCCAGAACACCCCAGCCGCACGTCCGTTGAACATGGTATCAGCCGCGTCACCACGGGTGCCAATGCCAAAAGCAGAAGTTGAGTCGAATACTCCCGTAGCGTGCGCGGCTGATAAGGCCGTGCCATTATTGACCTGAATGTTCATCGTCTCACCCGGCGCATCGAGCCAACAGACCACAAAAGTCCATGCACCCGCAACCAGGTCGGACAGGCCAGAGTTCAGTGCTTGCTCCGCAGCACCATCAGCGCTAACGGTGAACTCATAGTAGCTATTACCGCCACCTTCGCGTGTTCGCAGCATGTATTCTTTCTGACTTCCCGCTGCCGTAAACTTTCCCACAAGACCAGTGGCGTTCGCCGTGGTTACGGCGTAGAAGAACCCCCCGATCATAAAACTCCCGCTTCCACCACCCAGCAGACCATTATCTGTCCTAGTGAGGCGCTGGGAGGAGGCAGAGGCCAATAAGCGACTTTGCGGCATATAAGTCCCTGGGCCTGCCGCTTGTGTGGGTCCGCCCGTTGGGGTAAGGTAAAGGCTGTTGATGATGTCCTGCGCGCCACCACTCGCCTCTTGGAGAGGCCAATAGGCCGTGAGCCCCGTGAGTATCCCAGAAGGACGGCGCACCCCCGCGGCGGAAAGTGCCGTTCTAGGCACTACGCTACTACCGTCGCCAGAGTTTTAGGCAGGGCCTTGTTCACGTCCACAGGCTTACCCACGAAGGCAGACAGGTCAGCGGGCACTGCCCTTACGCGGTCTATCTCATACTGCTTGGCCCATTTGGTGATGTCGGCATGGAGGGCCTCTGGGCTGGAAAGGTCGGCCATCATCTTTTTCTTATAAAGAGTGCCGTCCCCAAGAGTCACGTCTAAAGCGATCCAGCCCTTCTCCTGGTTGATCTCCGTTATGGTGTATTCCACAATAGCCTCCTAGAGATAGGTACAGGACACGCTCACGTCCGCGGTGGTTGCGAATCCCAGGTAAAGCCCTGTAGCAAAGTCGCAGTCGAAAATCAGCGTGACAGGGACTAGGAAGGCGGCGACGAAGTTGATCGTCAGGATAATAGTACCCGCCTCCGTCAAGCTGTCGTAGAGGATGAGCGTACCCGCGGTAGCCGCAGCATCACTGGACATCGTGATTGTGTGAAGTACACCAGACCCCGCTTTGACCTGAGCATCTGCCACAACCGCGGCCAAGTAGCTGTACTTCGGCATGTTCAGCAGGCGGTTGTTGGTAAGGTCTTCTCCCGCTATAAGAGTGGCTTGGGAAGTCCACAGAGCGCCCTGAGCATCACTTTCGAGCGGTGCAGGGGCATTTGCTGTAGGAGCCAGGAGCGTTGCTGTTGCCTTGTAAATAGCGTGTAATATATTCGACATTATCGACTCCTAGCGATTTGACTTGTTAGTCCAGGTCGAGAATGAATATCTGTAGTATAGGCATCCCACCCGCAGTAGGCGTGGGCGTACCCGTAGTGGACTCCTGGCAAACTAACTTGCGTTCCGCTGAGTAATAGTCTTCGTTCACATCCCGCATCACGGCTGACTTCGCTGACCCAAGGTCTATCTCCGCTGCGAATGTCTGCGAGGTAACGTGATACCTGGCATCCGCCGCGCTGAAAGTGAAAGCTGCATCCGAAGCTGCCGCGGTGAAGTCTTCAGTGAATATATGGATGGTGTCGGCCAGCGTTACATCGGACGGGTCAATCCTGCGTATGCTCAGGATGCGACCCTTCCTTGGAAGCGGCTCACCGTCCACGCTCGTATCAAACACGAATTTGTCCCCTAACGCGTCATTGGCGTCCAGCGCCCCAGAGGTTGCTCCATAGGGAATCTGTACCTGCTGGCTGACCCAGACCTTTGTCTTGGTCTGTACCGGGTTGTTCTCTGTCAGTCTCGTCGGTAGTGGGTTATCATCGTCATAGACAGGCGCTGGAGTGGCCTCTGTCAGAAGCGTGAGGATTTCGTTAAGTATCTGCCGCTGCGACTTGTAGAATATCCAGACACCATTGCGGTAAACGCCGTCCTGGTCGGTATCAAAGAGATACCCGGCCTCACCCTCTTGAACCACAGGGCCGTTGATCGCCTGTCCAGCGAACTCATTGGAGAACCAAGCCCGAACACTATGACCATATCGCTGAATTATCCGTACCGCCATTAGACGGCCTCCAATTCTAGTCCCACGGTCATATCCCGGCCTGGCTCCCTCGCTATGGCATCGATGTCCAACGTAATGAGCGTGTCCTTGCTAAGTTGCACGGTGGAGAATACGGACTCCTCTATGTCCGCATCGTTCAGGGAACGGGGACGGTATGAAAAGATGCTCTCGCCATCCGCGTTGATGTCAATGATCGTCTCCGTCCCATTCGCCACTCCATTCGGCGAACTGCCAAAGTGAACCCATGCTCGGACGGGGTTGTAATCCCCGTCCAAGCGATAGGTCTCTTTCTGGGACGTGCCGACCCGAAGGCCCTCAACGTACCAGGTTAGAAGTCTCATTACCGATATGCCGCCGCATCAAGTTCGACGTAGGCAAGAGTCCATTCCAAACCCTGCCCAGTAGTGCCTGTGGCGCTGTAGAACGCGAGCGCTTGCCCATCTGCCAGGTAGATCGGGTAGGGAAACTCGTATCGAATACGGGTCAGCGAGGACATCATGTCCTCTTTGTCAGTATTCGCGCCAGTAACGTGCTCAACGCTTATTAAGTTGTCCAGGACGTTTTCTGAGGACGCCAGGCGCACATTCTGTGCGTTGGTGATGGCCCCGACGGTTGGTAACGTTTGCAGAATCGCCGCGCTCGTGCCGCCCACCTTACCAAAGGAAAGGGGCGTTACCGTAGTCCCAGCGGTGGCGATGGCGATACTCGCCCCAATTGCCGCCAGGTACCAATCAGGAGCCGCCCCGCCCTCTGCCGTCACCATGATCTCTAGCCACGTCGGGCGAACAAGCACGTTGCCGCCAGAAGGAGCCTGAAGCCAGATGTCGGGCGTGGTATCGTCCAGGGCAGTACGCCCGGTGAGTGCGGTCCCCTCAATACCTACGCCAGCGATGAACAATTTACCTTCGAGGGCGAGCTGTTCCATGTGACCACGGACGATGACCGATCCATCACGTCCAAGCCGAACAGGAGCTGCGATCCCATCCGCGCCCGCCGATTTACTTGCATGCTGTACTTGTCCAATTGCCATTATTAAGTTTTCCTTTCTTCTCTTTCGAGAGCTAGACCGTTGGCGTTCTGAATTGCTGTGCCATGTGCCAGTCAACCGTCATGCTGCCAGCATTGGCCGCCCTGTTCTGGACGAACAGCCAAGGAGTCAAGAGCACGTCTTCGCTGACAGCATCTATGATCACTGTGTCGTTATCTTTGGTGAGCTTGCGCCCGTTGGCATCGAGAATGAAGCCGTAGGCGTTGTCCCCATCCAACTGCACGCCGAAGTAGTAGTAGGTATTCGCTGCGATGGTAAAGATGTCTGTGCTGACATCGACTACCGTAGCGGCAGTGCCGTTCTTGTTTCCCACGAGGGTAAGCCGGGAGTCATCGGCAGTGTCGTACACCCAGCCCACACAGTCCGTGGCATTGAAGGTTGGAGTAGCCTTGGTATCCACCGCACCCGCATCTGTGCCAGAGAGCACGTCCGTAAACATGACCTCGAACTTACGGGTGGTAATGGAGTTGATGCTGAGGAGGGCTACATACAAGGCTTTGCGGTCACCACGGTAGTGCCGTCCTAATGACAGGTCAGAGCGGCCAGCGTTATCCGTTCCTGCGTCAAGCAGGGCTGCCCCGTTGACAACGCCAGTGCTGATTGCGGCAGTCGCGGCCGCTGCGCCTGACGCGGTGCTCTGATACGTACCAGGAGCAGTTGCGTCATATTTCATCTGATCGCCCATAAAGTCGTCTTCAAAACGGGCGATGTTCCAAGCCCTTAGACCAAGGTACTCGGCCTCTTTGCTCCCCCTTCCAAAGCGCGTGTTGATGCGCTCTAGGGTGTTGTATCGTTCTAATCTTTGCAGTGGCACTCAGAACCTCCTGTCCGAGACGAGCAGAATCTTTGCTGCCCCAAGCTAAACTTTTACAGCCCGGCGCCGCTTCACGATAGGACGCGTCGCTGCCGCCAATTTCCCCTTTAGGGACTCAATTTGTTCAAGGAGGGCCTGATTGCTCTCCTGTTGGCCCAACGATGGCGCTGTCGCCACCGCCTCAGAGGGCCGTAACGCCTGAGCGATTACGTTGCCAAGGGCTTCTCCTGTTCGTATATCGCCCTTCTCTGTTTTGTGAATAATGTCCTCGTGACGGTTCCTGATCTTTTCAGTTGCCTTGTCCTGACCACAGAATCGGCACGGAAATGGCCCCAGGTTCTCCACGCCCGCTAATTGAGGAAAGACCGCTGGCCGAGCGCCATCCCAACAATAAGCCTGATGCTGAGGATGGTATTGCGTGAACGGCTGACCACAGGTCGGCACCATTGGGGGATTCGACCCAAAACCGTTCTGGATGATCTGGTCAAGGCACATCTCGTGCGCCCCTCCAAGCATCAGCAGCAACTCCAACGGGTGATCTGCGGAATACGGCGTGATAAACTGGAACGCGCCATAGCGCGCTAACCGCGTCCAGCCTTCCTTGATGTACTTCACTTCCTCAAGGGCCGTGATGGGTGATGCGGTGATCCACCCATTCGGCTGGCGGTAGTAGCCTATTGTGGGCCGAGCATTCCCCCGCCGGGGAGACGCCTGCTGTAGTTCCTGTAGTGCGCTGGTCATACAATCTCTCCCTTGTCTGGTTGCTCTACGAGCATTGTCTTATGCACAAACACGCCGCTTAACTCGTATTCCCAGTTTTCCGACTCCGAAAGAATCGGGACATTGATTGCCATAGAGCCGCCTTCATCTCGAAACTTAGCTCCCTGCAAGATCATCGGAAGCATCTGCCGAGAACTGATCCTTTTGGGTCGACGCAAGGTCATTGGGTCAATGGCCGAGAATGGGCCTTTCATACGGAAGCCGTATCTGTCTACGTACTCAAAGCCTCGTTTGTGCATATCCCCTACGAACCAGTCCGCTGCCTGAATCTTGGCCTTGTCCAAAAACTGCTGCTTCGGGAAAGCCCCAATGCGAAACCTGCACTTGAGCCGATAGGCTTTCTTGCCCAGGTCCGGCCGCAGCAGCAGATTCGCATACGCGGAGGTCATCATTTAATTGTCTGGAGTCGGACACCATGAAGTCTTGCGGTCGTGGTTACGGCAGCAGCCTCATCCGCTTCTTGGCGCTCAAATACGCCATAGATTTGGTCGGTAGCCACTACCCAGGCTTTCGCCAGCGGGGACAACCACCCGTCCTGTTTCGGCTGTTTCCGAATGATCTTGAAGAAATGGTCGCCCGCCCAGATATGGCCCGAAGAGCTAGGTGCGGTTCCCACCGTAAGCGAAGACTGATAGAAAGTCGCCTGGTAGACCTTACCGATCTGTGCTTCGTGGATGGCTTTGCCCGTGGTGTCGCCGTTGTAGAGCTGCTGCGTGAACCGCTCAATCTTGAGCAGTCCAGCCCAGCAAGCAGGAGAAACAATGCCCTTAAAAGGCGGTTTCGCGGCGCTGTTCTGAAGCTGTGTCCATGCGGACAGCAGATCGTCGTCCGACAACTCTGCGCCCAGGGTGCCCTGCGTCTGCACAGTGTTGTCATCCAATAGTGTCGCTGCTCCAACATCCCGTGCTCGTGCCAGAGAGTAACTGGCAGCTTCGGTGTACTCCGCACGGATGTTGTACTTCGACATCACCTCTGCGAAGTCCTCAATCTCCTGAGCCACGATCTGGTGCGTAGACACGGTGAAGTCCTGATCGGTCTCAGTGATCGCTTCTGGGGTAGCGTCCGTGCCCGCAGACTTGGTGTTAGCGGTAAGGTTGTGCCGATTGACGAGGTGGAACACATCGCCGCTCGAACCCGCCTTGTCCGTCCAGTCTGCAAACATATCAAAGATGACGGTCTCAAACTCGACCGCTCGATTAAGCTCAGGCCCCCATACCTCTTGGAAAAAAACATCGGCCGTGGCCGAGGTCACATTCGCCATAAGATTGCCTCCTCACTACATTTGCGAAAAGCGCGCTGTAGCAGCGTCTATATCCCTTGGTTTAGGAAGCGGAGCGCCGCTCTGGAGAGCTTCCCTGTAAGCAGCTAAGGCATCTGGCTTAGGACCCGCCCCGCCTCTTGTGGTGTTCAGGTCGGTCTTGCCCTGATCTTTTTGCTGATCTTGTTCGTCCTCGATGGTGTTGACGACCTTGGTAAAGCCCTCGTACCAGTTGAGGTACTTTTCGTTGGCGGTGCGCCCCGGGTAATCCTCGATCACCCTGCCGTGTCGCTTCATTGCCACTGCAAGGTCTACGGTACGGCCCTCGGCGTATTTCCTGGAAAGCCCCTGGTAGGTATCCGCCCACAACCGCTGCGCGATTGCCCGATCATCGTCAGCGGGAGCCTTCTTGTTTTCCTCAGCCTGCGCCCTAAGCCGAACATTCTCTTGTTCTGTGCGTTCAGCCTTTGCCTGAGCAGAAACAATGGCGTAGTCCTCATCGCCCAACTGTCGCCTTGCAGCTTCCTTCATAGCCATAGCGGTTTCGCGGTCTACGCCGAACTGCTCTCGAATCTCATTAACCTTGCTATCGAGCAGCCCTTGTAGGCCACGATAGATCGCGGCGCCGTTCTCGTTGACACGATCTGCCACGATCTGCTCGATACGAGGCCCCAGTGCCTCTACAAGCGCCTCTACCGTAACTGGTTTTGCCGATTGGTCAGCCTGCTCGGAAGACTGGTCAGCCCCAGGTGCTCCCTGCTCGCCAACTTCAACTTCTGCCATTGTCATTGCTCGCCCTCCTATGGCGGGTAATAGAAAAGGCCCCACCTCAGCGATTGCTCGCTAAAAGTGGGGCCAGTTCGTGCTGGTTCTCCCGGAACCTATTAAGTTACATAAGATTAGAACCTAGCGAATCAGTTTGTCAAGCCGTATGAAGGTTTTTTCCTCGATCTTCACCATCTCACCTTTTTCGTTGGTGTGGATAGTGAAACTCCCCATCTTTTTAGACTCAAAGAAGGCCCGCAATTGCTCAATGATCTCCCGTGGCAGGACTTCGGCTATCGCTTCAGTGGTCATCGCATTGACTGCTGTGATAGCTGTGGCAACTGCGGCACCATCGACTTCATGGATTGTTGCCCTAACGGTGCTAAGGCCCCAAAGTAGCCCCACTTCTCTCCCGCTGCCTGAATCCCGTTAGCCTTGTTCCGACGCAGTTTCATTTTCTCGCCATCATGGTACTCATCGCCATCAAGATCGCGCTGGTACAGCCGCCACATATAGTCGGTGCGGTCAAACTCAGCCTGATCTGCGGGCCGACCAGCAAGAGCATCGTGCTCTCGCTGCGCCTTCGCATACGCGGGGATAGCCTTCTGTAGCACGTCCCTGGCCTCCCAGTAGGGCCGCAGCGTCTCCTGGTCTTTGTCGTATTCCTCCAATGCCTTTGCAACAACGGGGTCTTTGTACGACTTCTTACGGAAAGTTCCCTCTCCCACAGTCGTGATGTAGCTACTGTCTCGGCCAGCAGCCTTCAGGGAATCCTGGGCCTGTTCCAAGATTCTCGCTCGCTCAATATCTTGCTTCTTGTAATTAAAGATGCCAGTCTGTAAATCCTGTTCAAGTGGCGTGTCTAACCACATCTGGGCAAAAACATCGTGCAGTTTGATCTCGCCGTGTTGCGTAGAGTAGGCAAGCACGTCCTCAGTCAGAAGGTCACGCGCTGCCCGATAACGGTTTTGCTTGAAGTCCTGTATTTCCTTTCTTAACTTTTCGCCCGTCATACCCGCTTCAATGAAGTCCCTTAGTCCTGGCACCGCTGGCCTTGTAGCAGTCGCCTCGGTGCCGACTTCAAGCTCGTCCTTGACGACGCTATACCGATCATAGCGGTCTTGTGTACGGTCACGAATATCTACCTTCCGTGACTCCATCTGGTCAACCAGCAGTTTAATTTCGGCACTGTCATTCACCTGATTCCGTTGCCCACGATCAAGCTGTTTGTATTGCTGCCCAGGGAACATGCCGTCCGTGATCTTCTGTTGAGCATCGCTGAAGGTGCTGTAACTCTGTGTATTCAGGCCCACAATGCTCGATGTAGAAAGCACCGCACCCGTCAACCCATCGTTAATCAAGCCTTCAGTCACATCCGTGGGAGTCAACGGCGCAAAGAGGCTCTTAGCCGTATTAAGAATACTCAGGGCAGTTTCACCGTTCAGTCCGCTGAATATACGCTTCTCACCAACAATGTTGTGACCCTCGGCCCAAGACCACATTTCCCCAGGATAGGGATGCAGCTTACCTCTGAGAAAATGGCTAAAAAGCGTCTCCGTCCACGGCTGCGGCACAAGATTCCCTGAAGTCGTTTTGTGATATTGTCCCCACACTCCCTGCTCATTTTGCGTGGGTGCAAGTTGCGCGGTAAGCCGTAACCAACCTGCCATGCCAAGCGTCGGATCGGTGTACTCCATTGTGCCCTTCCAGCGCACCTTGCCGAAGTTGCTGCTACGAGGGTCAAGCTCCGCATCCCAGATGCCCGCTAGGTCGCCAAGCATCTCTGCCCCCGTTACAAAGCCGAAGTAGCCAGCCAGCACCCGCGCTCCCTCTTTGCGAGCGCCAGGACTGAATACGGTGCGTCCTGCTGCCTCTGGGATAGAGAGCGCCCACCCTGGCGCAAAGAAGGGCAGTCCCAACGGTGCGGGGCGCTTTCTAAGCCATTGGATATTCGACTTGCCCGACAGGGCGTTGTAGAGCAAGGCGTTATCCCTCGCATACTGCTCCGTAACGGCCCCCTTGGTGGCGGCGGTAAGATCGGCAATCGAGTTTATAGGATGTGCGGCTAAGTCCCACTCTTGCCCCCCATTGGCAGCGCGCAACCATTCTTTGATGCGCTTATCAATAGAGCCATTACGCAGCCAGTTTCCGGGAACAACGAATGAGCGCTGCGAACCCTTCACCCCCGGCACCTTCTCGGCAATTTTGCTTGAAAAGAACTCGTTGGGAGACCCGATCTCGTCAAAGATAATTCCCATCTCTTTAGCAACGTTCGCTAACGGCCTAGTTGCTAGTTGGTCTTGGATTTGCTCGGCGTACTCAGAACCGCCCCAGGTCTCCCAAGATGGCCTTTTTGAGCCGCGTGTCCACTTGGGGTACTTGAACCCCATACTTTTGAGCATCGGCCCCCAGGTCTTGAGCCACACGTCAGGGTTACGCGCCCCAAGCAGCGCCCCTTGGCGGAGCATGTAGCCCCCGTCCCACATCGTTTTGAGCGTTGTAGGGATGCCCCAGAGATCGAGTGCTAGCCCCCACTTCGGCGGTGGCAACAGATTAGCCACGTCCTGCATGAACTCAGCGTACTTCCTATCCTGCTGCATCCCAGCGGGCATATCGGCAATGATGTTAGCTCTGTCCATAAAGCTCTGCGCCAGCACATCGGGGAGCGCCAAGCCATTCTTCGCCGTGGTCTGCTTCAGACGGAGTAACGTCTGTGCCTTGGTTCGAGCAGCCCTTAACCTCGCTTCAGGGATGATATTCTCAGTGAGCAGTTTCAGGTTATTGAGTTCCTTGGCCTGTGCTCTCTCTGCCAGTTTTTCCTCTGGGGTAGCCTTGGGGCCAGTGAATCGCCTCTTGTCAGCAGCGGCTTGCGCGGCCAAAGCACGGGCCTCTTTTCCAGAAGTCTGATCGAGTTCATTGAGCAATGCACGTTTCAGGGCTTCCTGTTCTGGCCCAGAATCCATTGCAGCAATTACTTTGGCGCGTTCAAGGAACTGCTCAGAGGTTTCGTAGGAAACAGTATCGGCAGCGAACCGTCCACCACCAGCCTGCCCACCGAAAATAGCGTCAATCTGAGCGCGCAAGGCCGATACCCGGACAGGTTTGTTCTCCAACTGAGCAATTCGCTTCCGTGCCTTGGCTAGCTCTGACTCAGCCTCCGCAAGCACCTTTGCGCTCGCTGCTTCGGCCTGTTGGGTGATCTCCGACTCTGCTGCCTTCGCAATCCGTTGTTCGATAATCGGAGTGGCCTTCTTCCCGCCAGCCAGCGCAGCCCGCTGCCGCATTCGTTCCGCGGCCAGCATCATCCCTTCCTCAGAGAATCTACCAATTACCGACCATGCCTGCGTTTCACGGCCACCTATGAGGCCATGCTGATCCATAACCTTTAGCCATTCTTGGTGCGCCGCAAGGTCTCCCTTGATCGCCTTCAGCACATGGACAGACTGCATAACCTCATTATCTGTCCAGCGTTCAATCGCCGCGAGGCGACCTATTGAAGCATTCACGTCACCCTCGATGGCGATGGTATCCTGCGCTGCGTTGTAGAGCGCAGCCGTATTACGCTGTTCACTGTAGTAGCGGGGTATCTCCATGCCTTCGGGGGTAAGGCCAACCTCTTTTGCACTCGTGGATACACTATAGGGAAATCCCTTGCCTTCCAGCGCGGCCCGCACCACATCGGGGTTCGGGTCTAGCTTCACACCCGCATCCATCGCCCGCCGTAGCTCTTCGGGCGTCAGTGGCGCTGGGGCCTCGCCCGCGGGGAGATCAGGTCCGCGGGGAGGCTCCGAAGCAGTAAGAGGTGGAGATAACTCGGCGGCCTTTCCTGCACCAAGTCGGTAGTCACGCAACATGAATGCTGCGTCTTCAGGATCACGAAATCTGCTAGCTGCCCCACGTAAAGCCGCTTCAGATACTTTGGACATATCAAAACCGAGTTCTCGACCATGTTCGTGAGCATAGCGAATCTGTGCAAGGGCGATCTGAGCTTCGTGAGTATCAGGAACCTCGCCAGGTTTTGCTTTGGTAATGGCCTGCTTCAATGAATTGCCAAGCGATTCTTCGTTATCGAAATTAAGTCTATCAAGGGCATTATAAAAGTCACCGTAATCCTCTACGGTGGGGCCAGTCTCTCCGATACCGAATAACAGTCGTTCTTGTTCTGGGGTAAACGCAGCAGATATGCGGTCAATTTCTTGCTGCGCCAGCCGAGTCGCTTCACTTTCTGTAGCCCTATTAGCGAGTCTCTGAAGGCGATTCCACTCTTTCGCACCGTCTGTCCCCAATGCTTTAATATCTGCCTCTTGCTCAGATACTTTAGCGATGCCCTGAGCAGTTCTTAACTCAGTAGGACTCATCTGCCAAGGCTCTTTTGCACCGCCAATCGCACCACGCTCTGCCGCTGCTTTGGGGGGAGACTCCGCAGCAGATGGGGGAGATAAGGATTCAGGGAGTTGCGCCTTCAGTGCTTCGATGCGTTGCACTAGACTAGGTGCATCTTCAGGGGTAGCCGCCAGCAGTTCCTTGCGCAAAGATGCGAGAGTGTTCCGCAGGACTTCTTCCTCTGCACCACCGAGGTTTATCAATCCCACCTCGGCCTGTGCCAGCTCCCGCAGCGCAGGGCCAGCAGCCTCCGAAACGCCCTTAGCCCCCTTGGTAGCAAGTTGACCAGCCCCACGGATTGCCTTGGCCCCACCACGGACGATCTGGCCCTCAGCCCCAACCACGTTGAAAGGGTCAAGAATAGCCCTCGCAATCCCTATAGCGCCAGGCATTAGCTCAGGCGGGTTGGTGTCAAAGATACGCTGCTCATAGTCGTCAAGGCTCTCCCCAGGACGCTGCTCCAAATCACCCAGTGGCCGCTTCGTGGACTTCCGCTTATCGACTTCAAGCCGCGCTGCTGCTCCTGCCGCTGCTCTATCCAGCTTCTGGCCGATGGGGTCTATGTAGCCTTCCCTAATCGGCCTAGCTCCCGACTCAAAGCGTTCTAGCGCGGGGATACCGTAATCCTGAACAGCGCCCTTGATAGCTTCCGCGGCAGGACTGCCCGCGTTCGCAGTAGCAGCCTCACGGAACACGGCCTCACGTGCTGCCATTGGCGGACGCAAAGCGGAAGGCGGCTCTTGCACAGGAGGAAACAGATAAGGCGCTGACTGTTCAGGCGGCACATACGGCTCAGGGCTAACAGCCGCTATCGGAGCTGGCATCGCAGGACTTCCGTCAGGATTGACCCGCTGGCCCGTATCCTGGTCTAGGAACGTGCCACTATCAGGATCAAAGTCCGTCCAGTTCCTCGAACGGGTCGGCGCAAGCGTCATATCAGGCTTGGCCTCTTCCTCTGGCTACCCCTGCTGTACGAACTCCGCGACGGCGCTGTCGTGGTCGTCAGTCTCCTGCTCTGCTCAATCACGTCCTCTGGGTTATACCCCATTGTCTTCAGCCCCGCTCCTACCTGCTCCCGCTGAGAAGGCAACAGCCGTTCAAGGCTGGCATAGTTCGGCAACTGGAAGTCTCCCTCAGTGCCCGCAATCTTCCGAATGGGCGCTGCGAGGTTCGCATTGCCCCTGAAGGCTTGCTGTGTGGTCAAGGGCGTAGCGGTCGTAGCAAGCCCCGTGGGAGCATTATCCATTGTCCGCTGTACTCCGTTAGGTTCATACCCAGGGGTGCCAGCAGGCGCATAGCCTACCTTCCCTGTCGCTGGGTCAAACTTAATCCACTGTTCCCCCGCCGCTATCGGAGCCGCCGCTCCCTGCACCGTTGCTCCTTGGCTCGGCGCTCCCTGTGCACCCCCAGGCGTAGAGAGCGCAGCCGCATTGTACGTCTTGGTGAACGCCGATGCCGGGTCTCGCTCCACGCCGAACTTGAACTGTGCTTCTTGTAGCGCAGCATTGCGATCCTGCAATGATAACTGCCCCGCCTTGTACGCAGCATCTATCTTGGCCGCGTAGTTCTTCAGCGCTTGATCTGCCGTCTGCTGCTCCCGTTGCATCGTTGGAGCGCCGCCGTAGTAGCCCGTTAGCCCAGCTTCGCTCATGCCAGCGGTAGCCCCGAACTCAGCCTGTCGCTGCGTCAGTTGGTCTCGCTGAAGAGTGTAGTTCTGAAGATCAGCTTGCAACTTATCAAGCCGCTGCTGAATAAGAAACTGCTGGTTAAAGTCGTTATTCTGCTTGGCTTGGGCCAGTTGTTCCTCGTCATTCTTGATACGGGCTTCCAGGGCCGCAATCTGTGTCTCAGTGTACCGCTGCTCCTGTTCAGTAGGGGCCTGTCTCCCCGTAGGAGTTGAAGGTGCTCGTATGAACCGTGGGTTATCCGTATGCGTTAGCCCAGGAATATAGTTGGGGTTTTCAATCCAGCCAGGCGGTGCTGCCCCTGGTTGAGGCCCTGGCTCCGGCGCTGGTTGAGGTTGACCCTCTACTGGCTCGCCCGTGATAGGGTCTATTTGTGCCATGAGTCTCGATGTGCCTGGCGCGTCAGACGCCCGTGTGGGTGCGGGATTCAGCGTGTTCCTGAAAATGTCCAGACTGGTGCTCCCCTGGCCTATCGTCGGCTCTTGAAACGACTGTATCGGCGCTGCCCCTGCTGGCCTTGCCGACAAGGGCGAAATCGAACGTGCAGTAGGCGCAAGGGTGTCCCCCGCTGTAGAAGTGGGCGCAGGCGTAGCCCCAGGTTGCAATGACGGTGCTAATGCGCCTGCGGCCTCTCCCCCTATCTGGTTCTGGGTAACGATGTTCGACCATTCTCCAGGATTCGCTGTCTGCAAGAACGGCCCCACGACCTTCGCCAGCCAGTCATTCGAGAACTTCTCCCAGAACTTCGTAGGAAACGCCCCTGCTACCTGTGGGTTATGCTCGATGAGCCGCTGTAGATCAGGGTTATCGAGCTTTCCTAGCCTGTCACTGGAAAATCCCATCTGCCGATCCAAGGGCAGGAGCCGAAAGAGATCATTAGAAATACCGAGCTTGATGAGGCTTTCATTGAGGTTCATTTCCTCTTGGGTAATAGCTCGGCCATAGTCCTTCTGGAAGGCGACCTTGAACGCCGCATAAGGATCGGGGTTGTCCAACCCTGCTACTGGCCTCGGTGTAGCTACGGGCGCTGGCAAGCCCTCATTGTAGCTCGCTGGGGGAGCACCGCCAGGGGTCCCAAACTCCCCGCCTGCACTCACATAGGTTGCAGATGGCATGTTTGCAAACTGGTTCGTCATTTCGTCACCTCTAGCTTGAACTCATCGCGCGGCGGCGGGAACTCAACAATGACAGGAGCATCTTCAAGTTCTTCCCCCAGATGCAATACCGCAGGGTTGAGCAGCCCCCGTCCCACGGCTTCCTCAATCGTCATCTCTGCGGGCCACTGCGGAAATAAATAGGTAATCCAGTTCCCAAAGCAGATCGGGCACATCGGCCCCGTCATCATACCAGGCGCCACCAACCGCCACGCCGAGGGACTGTCATAGACGTGCCCTGCTCTGCAAATAAAAGTCTTCACCGATTGCCCCAATAGCGGGACGTTCACCGGGATGCCCTCGCGCTTACGCTGTGCTCTGTTCACGTCCGATTAACCCCCAATGCTTTCTGTCTCTCCTTCAAGAGTTTTAGAAACTTTTTCCCCAAACGAACATCGGTAAATAATTCCTCCAAGTGCCGCTCATAAACATTTGCTGTATCCCATCCCAGCTCACTGATGTCCATCAACCTTATGGCATCTTCAAGGTCACTCACGCCGTCTCTCCCTCTCCACCGCTAACTGCACCTGCCGCGCATACTCCTCTGGGTCAGCCTCGTTCATCTCCATCACGCCCTCTGGCGTTTGCTTTGCTTCCTCGAACTGTCCCCGTAGCTTGTCCTGCGACTGTGGCCTGCTCCTGAAGGCCGACAGAATACCCTCAGTGACCTTCTGCACCTCGTCAGCGATCTCTCCCGCTATGCCCGCGTAATCGTTAGGCAAGGAGTACCTGCGCTCCTACCGCCTTTAGTGCGGCGAGACAGATCGCAAGGGGCGCCGTCTCTTGGCGGCTTGATTCACCTCTAAATGATACCTCCGATCCCTCGTCGTGATGTCCCCAAGTATCTATATCGCTGATACCATTTACCCACCCAGCAAGTTCTGCCTCCCATCCATCGCCATCCTTTAGGGTGATGGAGAATGTCATTTTGTGTACTCTAAATAACTTCTCCACCACCTGCCATGCGGACGCGATGTCCTCGGACGGATTAAAACCAGGCTCGTACTCTTCAGCTTCGATTTTTTCCATCCAATCGCCTTCAGCATTAGCCCACCAGGAGTAATCCTTATGCCATCCCATGACCTTCTCGGCCACCAACACGTCAATCTCTCGGTTCGTCATCATCCCCTCGTCAGCCATCAAAAAGCTTTGGCCCGAAGATTCTCCGCAATAGTTCCCGTTGTTCTGGCGTTATTTTCTGTTTGGCTTTATCAAAAAGATACAGCTCGCTGATGCCCTTGTGCGCTAGTATGCTGACATACTCGACGCATTCTTGCGGAGTAAGTTCAGGAATACCGTAGCTGAGAAGCCACTCAAATTGCCACTTCTCTAAGCCGACACATTCATCATTAACGCACAAGGCCCATCCGCCATCGGAGTAATACTGGACTAGGTATATTGACAAGTTCATCTTTATACCCCTCTCGGTTCGTCATCATCCCCTCGTTGGTGCTGGTATGCTGTCATACGCCGCTTGCTGCTCAGGATTCCCCGCCATGCTCCCGTTGATACCCATTGCCTGCCCCGATGGTGTAGCCTCTGCTGCTGGCGCTCCCACGGGCGCTGCAGGCTGTTGCATCCCCATCTCCTGCATGGCTAACATTATCACGCTCTTCATGTAGGTGTCACTCTTGAGGATCATGTCGATACCCGCCTGCACCCGCATAGCCCTTACATGCTCCGCGGGGTTCTCGTATCCCAACTCCTCCGCTGCTTCCTCCGGCGTGATGATGATATTGAGCTTCTTCAGCACACTTTCTTCCTTGAAGGCTTTATCTTCTTCGGTCGGCGGTGAGAAGTCCAGCAGCGCCATGCCCCCGTCGTCAATGTCGTCAGGCCCGATAGATGGGATAGTGCCGTCCCCACCCATTGCGGGCACTTCTTCCCGCAATTCATACTTGATGAGGTGCAGTAAGTCCACAATGACCGCTGCCATGAGCTGTCGTGCTGCCTGCTCCGCCGCCCTATAGACCGCCGAAGCCAGCGAATACCGGTTCCGCTGCCCACCTAACGTCTCACCTGGCGCTCGCTGACCCTCCATGAGGTCTGGCCCGAATACCTTTTCAAGCTGCCTGTCCACCATCTCAATCTGTTGAAGGATGCTGTTCGGTATCTTGATCTCAGGAAAAGGCACTACAGTAACATCACCCAGATCCACTGTTTCCCCAGGCTCATAGGTCATTTCCTGCTGAAGCTTTGCCCGTTCTTCAGGCGTCCCGTCCTTCAACCCCAACGGCTGAAAGGCACTCAGCCCAATGATGCGGCTCATCTGGTTCATCAAGACGATCTTCTCCGCAATCAGATGCCGCCCTTGGCTGATGATCCCCTGACCCTTGGTAACAAAATCCCCAGTTCGGTTGGTAGACCCAAACCCTCCAAAAGCCATCCGATGCAACGGCAGTCCGCTGGTGTTGACCTTCACGCCGTTTAGCCACCCATCACCATCCTTGTACAAAGGCTCACCGTCTATCCACTGCCCGATCCACTCGCATGAGACATACGTGACCCTGGTGCAGTCCTCCCCAGCCCCGCTCTGCTGCCGCGTGGCAAGCTCAGGGACAAGCCGCTCTGCCTCTCCCCGCTTGATCTTCTCTTCTCGGATATAGTCGTAGGGGATGGGATTGTGCGGATCAAAGAATACTACCGTGGGATGCACATTCTGCACCGTGAAGGGGAAGGCCCTCGCCCGCTTATTCTGCCACTGCCTGAAGGCCGCTTGGTCCTTCTTGCGGTCTGCCCTCGGCTCCTTCGCCCTTCTCGGATGGCTGTTCTTCACCCACCCAAACGGGGGGTCAGGCCACTGGTCATAGTTGACACTGTAGGTAACGCACCCTTCACCCAGCGCAATGAGCTTAATGACAAGTTCTCGCACCAGTCCATCGGGCGTGAAGGTGTCCATGACATAGGTTGCCGCCTTAATCCACCGCCCAACCTTCCGTTCCCGCTCTTTCCTAACCTGCTCCGAGGACTTCGACGGGTCTTTCGGGTCTCGGTACTCATAGCCATCTATGACGGGCAACCGCCACAAGCTATCTATGCTGGCCCCGTTATGCACCTGGTTGGCTCCTACCATCACCCCCAAGTACGGGATGGGGATATACCGCGTCGCCCACCCCTTCTTTGGCAGTCCCCGCAGCTTTGTCCTGATCTTCGCTACCGCCGCCTCAGACGTGCCCGCATCAAACCAGTCCTCACACTCCCCCTGCTCAGTGTGCATCGCAGCAAGAAGCGAACGACGCTCCTCAAGCTGGTCTTTCACCCAGGTAAAGTCAGGACGCGGTTGTTCAGTCATTATTACCACATCCCCCCCGTATAGCTCTTGCTGACGACGCTTTCATGGGGCATCGTCGTCAGGCTCGTCATACTCATGGCCCCATACCTCAACGCATCATACGGCTCATCCCGCATTACTGCATCAGCAGGGTAGTCCGTCACCACGTCCTCCGTCCGCTTAGGGTTTAGCTGTATCTGTCCCATCGTTGCAATGAGTCTAGGACAACTGTCCATAATCCGCAACCAGGGCACTCCATCAGGACGTTCCTTCAGCAATCGATGAATCGACATCTTCCCCGCCAGCCGATCATTGTTGGCAGGCTGCACATGCCACCCCGACTTCGCATACTGGTCAGCAATTGAAAGCTGGTACAACCCCTTCTCTTTCAGCGTCGTCACCTGCTCGTCGGTCAACTTGGCCCGTCCCTCTGCCCAGATCGAGGGATCAGCATAGGTCTGACTGATAGTCTCACCACCCTGCGCCAAGAGATTCTGTGTCGCGATCTCCTCCGGCGCCCAGTTCCTGGCCCACAGCTCCCGATAGACAATCGCTCCACCGGAAGGGTCAAGCGCCCACCAGATCGTATACATCGGAGCGTCATACCCCCAGTCATGCGAGGCTATCCGTCGCCAGGTCGGAGGTAACACCCTGTACGGTATGACGTGATACGGCTGTCCTTCCACCATTGGCTTGAAGTCTAGGAAGGCTTGCCCAATGAACACGTCCCACATGCCGTAGAGGTAGGCGCTACGATACGGTTCTGGCATACTGTCCAGCGTCGCAACGTATGACTGATCCACCACGCCCGCACGCACCGAGTCGAACACCGAAGCAGGTATGAATACCCGCTCCCTCGCAATGCTCATCTTGCCGCCATCGGGGGTGTCTACAACACTTGTATGCACGTATACTTGTTCACTTGCACACACGTCTATGAAATAGGACTTCACCCACACATGCCCAACGTCGCCAGGGTTAGCAGAACAGCGTACTCTTGGCTGGATAACAGTGCCTTCAGCAGAGACGGGCGGGTTATCGAGCGGGGTACGGCAAGCTCCCTTGATGTAGGCGTACTGCGTCTCGGAGAACTGCTCAAGCTGGTCAAAGCAGTTCTGTGCTATAATACCTGTATCAACTATGAAATGAGAGGCCAATGCCACAGTTAGATCAAAAACTTCCCCTACACCCGCTCGGACAATACAAGCCACCACGGGGCGGACATCCTCTACTCGGACTCGCTTCTCTCTCGTGTAGGGGTGGGCATAGTAACGCTGGTTATGTTCGAGAGTATTCCCCTGATCATCCCAATGCTGATTGCCAGGGCTTTGTCCTTCAACACCGTCTAGTTGCTGAGTGCTATCTAGGCCGCTTACTAACACGCTCTGAGCAAGTACATCACAAGAACAAAGATCGCCAAGATAACCGTTGGGAGAATCTTGAGGTGCTAGATCGGGCAAAACACCATGCTTTGCATCATCAGCCCATCCCCCTAACCGAGGCACGCGTGAAAGCTGCATTATCTGGCCGCTCCACATCACTGGCTGCGACTCTACTTGGTGTCCATCATCAGACTCTACGTAACCGGTTCGATCATTTGCTGACCAAACGAAGGACTGCTGGTCAGCCCTATCCCCGACACCTTGTCCAGCAGGTACGCGAGTTAGCCGAAGACCCAGTGGTTGGAATGAGAGCGGCTTCGTTGAAAGTTGAAATTTCGGTAATGACACTGATTCGTGTATGCCAGATGGAAGGGATTGCCTGGAAAGCAGCTCGTTCGGGGAGGCCCAAACTCCATTAGCCAGCATTATCCTGTGGCTAGCACTCACTGTAACTGTGCCATCTAGAGTACGTATTTCCGCTACAGGCTGAACACCCATTGCCCATGTTCTTGTGATAGCTCGTGGGCCTTCTAATGTAGCAACGTATTCTCCTACTGAAATATCCTCAATGGGCTTCCATCTCCCGTCACCCATTAGGACTGGGGTTCCTCGTAGAACACACAAGTCATCATACTGAGCACCCTGGTAGTGGAACTTGTCGTTCTCATCGTGACAGTGCCCAAACTCCTGGACGGACCCGTTGGGAAAAGTAACGGTGTGCTCAGTCTGGTTATACTTGACTGACTCACCAAGTATCTCCTGGATACGATCCCAGGCCGCTCCCTGCTTCGTCAGCTCAGTAATCTCACGCCGGATGAACAACCCACGGGAGTGTGCATACTTGGCCCTGCGCCCTATGGCCCAGGTTAGGAGCACGTCCGTCTTCCCTCCGAACTTGGCTCCGCCGTATAAGACCTCAAACTCAGTGCGCTCCAAGAACCGCATCTGCTTGGGCGTTGCCGTCCACTCAACGGTCTTACGGGCTTGGCTTGATACAGCTTGTGTCAAGTTATCGTCGCCTATCTCTATTACATACGACTTGATACAGCTTGTGTCAATGCGTTCCTACAGCGCATCCTTGGCCTTCTGCGTAATGTTGATCTGTACCGGTATGATGACCTGGCCAATACCCTGCGGGTTGTCCTTGTACTTCTCTGGCCGTGCTCCCTTCAGAGCCACGATGAGCAGTGTGTCAGAATACTCCTGCTCCGTGTCTATCATCTGCCCTCGATAGTAAATGCCCTTAGTCACACCCTTCACCGCGCGTCGGTGCATTTCCTCCTCAAGGGTGTCAGCGTAGACATGCTTGGCTATCTCTACTGCTTCAGCATAGTCAGGATCGCTTTTTAGCCAGTTGTAGTGGGTAGGCCAGGAGATTTTAGCGGCAGATACGGCAGCTCGAATTGTGCCCTTGAGTGAGAGCGCCTTAATAGCTGCGCTCTTCTTAGCATCTTTGATTGGTAACAGGAGATTAGCCATAATTACTGTGGTCTGGTTACCATACCCCTCTACTATTGGCGGTTTGGTTCAGCGGAGCCGCCGCGCTGGTGTCCTGGTCACACAGGCGACAAATGGACACTAAAGACCTCTGCTTTCGCAGGGGCAATTGAGAGCCTACTACAAGGCACAAGCCCTGGTTCAGTTCTCTACACGAGCACCCTAGCTTGTGGTCTTACGACGCACATTGGTTATGCTCTTAGGTACGCAAGCCTTCCACCCTTGGTATAGCACTCATGGTAAATCGTGTCAACAGGGCCAGGGCATAATCGTCAGCCTTGACACAAGGTGTATCAAGGATAAAGATTTCTTAATATCGATGAATTGCCCCCCAAAGCCCTATTGACATCGGTAGCGATAGGTATAGAATGAGGGTGGAGGTTGTGCAATGAAGTGAAGGAGTACTGGAAGATTAGAGAGAGGGGGTGAGCAAGAATGGGTCAGGAAGCGCTACTTGAACAAGTCCGGGGCGCAATGGAGAAGATCATCAACAGCGATCCAGGCTTTAGTGTGCTGTTCCCACGACCAACACGTTTCCGGTACTACGGGCAGCGCGGCGCAATGGGAAAGCTGCATCCGAGCAACCTGTATGCGTACTCGGTTGAGCCAGTCCGCGGCAAGTATCGCTCTTGGGTTTACCGCTATATCAAGAGCCGCAAGTCCTGGGTTGTGAGCCAAGAACGCGGCCATGCCCGGCGCAAGGATGCAGCGGCACGAGCAGAGACACTCTACAAATGCTACGTGGGAGGCCGGCAAGAATGTAAGGAGCATCCATGAGCGAGCATGATCCTACACCGTGGAAACTGAGCGATCAACAAGTCAGAACAATGGGGCTGGCCTTCATCGAGTCCGCGGCCGGGAAGATCGTTCTAGCGGACGGGAATGCCGCAAACAGAGCCTTTATCGTCCGGGCCGTCAATGCCCACGATGACCTGCTGGCGGCAATGAGGGCAGCACTGGAAGCCAGCCACGATCCTGTAGTTGAGCGGATATTGATGGATGCCATCAAGGAAGCGGAGGAGGAAGCGTGATTACTACCCCGTTTCCACGGCTCGATAAGCGCCGAACAAGACGCTATAGGCTCAGGAGTAAGGCGCGGCGGATGCTGCGCTCTCTCAAACTGTTGCAGCCATCCCTTGATAGCCTGTTGCCTATCTGGACTATCCACGCAGAATGGAGGTTTTAGCATGAAGAAGTATATAGTCCTTTGGAAAGATGGAAGTTTTTGGCGAAGCGGACAGGGCGAGATCGCCCAGTATAAAACGCCAGAAGACGCGGATAACTATGTCAGTCAATGCGGTGCAAAGCACGACATGATAATTGTTGAGGTAGCGTCCGCGACATACTATTCCGCCAAGGAACAATTAGAGGTGGACGTATGACACAGCAATTTGCACCAAACGATGCCGACAGAGGCGGGCCGGGGGATTCCTACATTGGACTGGACACACCTGATACCCCTGTAGTGAATCCCTGGACAGAGATCGAGCGCCTAACGCGGGAGCGGGATGCACTGCTGGAAGGAGTAGCCGTATGAGCTTTGCACAGGAGATCAAGGCGCTCAGGACTGAGCTTGGCTGGACACAGCTAGAGCTAGCTCAGTGGCTAGGCATGACCAGCGGGACCGTCCACGAATGGGAGGCCGGCAAGAATGTGCCCAC